ACGGCGGGTGATCCATTGTCGTTATCAATCATTGCGCCTAAGGCCGCGCACCTATCTATAGCAGCGTCGAGTGCATTTTTGATGGATAAGCGGAACTCGTTGTTGTTGTGTTTCATCGGTTCATTCCTTCAGGTTCAAGTCGGGGCGGCACCATGCCGCCCCGTTAGGTTCTATTCCGCTTCGACGGGGTTGATATCGCCCCCGCAATGGCACACCGGCAACCCGGCATCCACATTTTTTTGTGCGGTGCGGCATGACCACCCGCAATCATCGCAGGTGAGCTTTATCATGCGTGTGCCTTGCTTTTTTGTGGGGCTTTGCGACAAGTCTAAGGCAGCGTGTTTAAACGCCGGAAGGCCCGGGAGGATAGCGGCAATCCAATCGCTCAACTCAGCACTAGGCGGGGTGGAAGTCCAAGGGGCTAGAAGTCCAACTGCCTTAGCGACCTTGGCAAACCCCTTGCCATGGCCAGCGGCAAGACCAGCGGCAACGTGCGCGACTTCATGGACAATGGACACAATCGTTTGTACAGGGTCCGCAACGCGTGGGGAAAAGAACATCTCATGAGTTCCGTCCGCACTAGCAGCGGAAGGCCAGACTTGAGCAATGGCACGCTTTGAATTCTTGCCCCGTGTACCGATAGGCTGGCCAATGCTTAGGCGGATCGGTGCGGTGACAGGGTAGCCCGCATCCGCGAAGCGGACCTTCACGGCGGATAGAGCGGCGTTTAAAAACTGTTCACGGGTTGACATGGTGCTTGGTTCCTTTGGTTGTTTGACAGTGTCACTCTGTCATAGCGTTTACACTGTGTATATAGTGACGTGACAACGTGACAGCTTTGCAATGATAGCAGAACAATACTAGAACAAATCAAATGTCAGCATGTCATGGCACATAGGGTGCTGACAGAATGACGGGCCTAGGCGGGGCCTTAAAAGCGGTTCTAGGCAATGCGGGTAATGATGGCGATTGTGTGCGCGTGTTGCGTGCATGGTCGGCTATGGATAGCGAACAATGCATAGCAAGCTATGCATCGGCCCAATTGCATAGTGAGCTATTGGATGGTCAGCTATGGATAGCGCGCTATTAGATGGTCAGCTATGGATAGCAAGCTATTAGATGGTCAGCTATGGATAGCAAGCTATTAGATGGTCAGCTATGGATAGCAAGCTATGCATTGGCCAAATCGCATAGCAAGCTATGGATAGCCGACTATGGACCCCACGGAGGCGGAATGACGGCAGCGCCGGTGCCGGTGTTGTAATGGTAACCCCCTCGCCCCCATTCCCAATTTTCCCCTACAAAAAATTTTCCAAAATTGGTTTGACCACTCCACACTCCGTATGCAACGAGTGTGTAATCACCACATGAGGACGCCATGACCGCACCCAAGCTACAACCGCAAATCCTGAAGGCTCTGAAGGTCCGCAAGGACATTTGGATTGACGAGTCCGTCAGCCCCCACGAAGGCGCACCCGCTGTTCGCGGTATCCAACTCCGGCGCGTTAAGGAGACGGAGGTGCGCGGTGCGGATAGCTACCACCCATTCACCTACACTGGCTGGCTGTACTACGGGCAGGCGTTTGCGATTGAGACGGAGTTCACGCGCAGCAAGAACCCGCTGTCGTCAGATCAGTTGGATTGGCTGAACGACTTCGCCAAGGTCGGCGGGCAGTACATCGAAGCCCGCACGATGGACGATGTAAACGACGCCCTTGGCAAAGAAGAACCCCAGCCGTGGCGCGAGTACGAGATGCGCGTAACGAAGGTGAAGTAGCCATGCGTAAACGCAGGAAGATTGTGGTCACCAAACCACCCCACAGCGCGACCAACAACGGCCCGCCGGGTGGCGTCAAGTTCCTGCACGGGCGGCGTCCACCACCCCGCGATTTCCCGCCCGACCCAGACCGGGACAAGAAGATCGCGGAGTTTCTAAAGAAGCGGAAAAAAGAAGCGAAATGAAATCCTGCACCCGCTGTCTCAACACCGAAACCGCAGACACCATTTCATTCAACACGGCTGGCGCGTGTTCTGTCTGCGTGCAGGTAGACCATAAGCTGACGGCGGTGGATTGGAATGAAAGGAAGATGGAGTTGCACTCCATCATTACCCAGGCCCGCGCCCGCAACGGCCAGTACGACTGCATCGTACCCTTCAGCGGCGGCAAGGACTCAACCTACCAGCTTTGGTATGTCGTGACGCAGCTACGTCTGCGGCCTTTGGTGGTGCGGTATAACCATTGGGGCAATCGCCCTCAGTTGGAGAAGAACAATGCGCGGGTATTCAAACAGCTCGGAGTTGAGGTCTTGGACTTCAAACCCAACTGGAATGTCGTTAAGGCGACGATGCTGGAGGCGCTCACTCGCAAGGGCGATAGCTGCTGGCATTGTCACACGGGGGTCTACTCGTTCCCGATGCACATGGCGCTCAAGTTTGACACGCCGCTGATCTTCTGGGGCGAAAGCCTGAAGGAGTACCAGTCCTGGCTCGACCCCACCGAGAAAGAGAATGTCGATGAGGTGCGCTTTAACCGCGCCATGAACCTCGGCATGACGGCTGACGATATGTGGGAGTTCATTAAGGACGCGAACCCCAACCTCGACCGGCGCGATTTGCATTGGCACACGTATCCGCCCAAGGCCGCGTTGGACAAATTGAATGTGCAGTCGATCTGTCTCGGTGACTACGTGCGTTGGGATACGCAGCGCCAAGTCGCCCTGATTAAGGACCACCTCGGCTGGGAAGGCGATGAGGTAGAGGGCATCCCACCGCAGTTTGATTACGAGAAGATTGAGTGCCAGTTCCAGGGCGTGCGCGATTGGCTGAAGTACATCAAGCGCGGATTTGGTCGGACCAATCATCTCGCCAACATCGAGATACGGCATGGCCGTATGGACCGCGCTACTGGCCAACAACTCGCAAACGCCTACGACGGCAAAGAGCCTGCATCACTTGGCTGGTTCTTGCAGACCATTGGCATTACCCGTGATGACTTCTACGAGATTGCGTTGTCTCATGTGATTGATCCGTGGGAATTTGATGGTTCAGCCATTGTGGCTGGCAAAGAACTACATGACATGAAGGAATGGATATGAAGAAGCTATTGATTGCTGTGGCTGTGTTGGGGCTATCGGCTCCCGCCCATGCTGTAACCATTCAAGTCTGCAATGGCGAGTTCGCCTTGTGCGCGGCCTCCCCGACAACGCCAGTCCCCGGCCAGACCATCACCGTCAATGGTAAGGTCTTCCCCCTTGGCACTTCGGTCTGTCCCGTATTGCGCGGTCCTGCGTTGGCCGACATGGACCTCATGAACAATTCGTGCGATGTCCCCGGTCCCGGTAAGGTCTGGAGCTTGTTCCAGCCGCGCTCTAGCTTCCCGCAAGCGCCGACTTGGAAAAATACACCTGCGGCGTTTCGTAAGTTCACGACGACCACTGCGGCTGGTGGTGGCATGAGCAATATGTTCAGCTTCCCCTGCACCGTCCGCCCCAAGATTCTTGCCTACACTTTGGGGAGTACATACAAAACCGACACCAAGCTGGCTGATTGCTACGGCCCGATGAACGAAAGTCCTACGGGCGTTGCGGTTGCTGTTGGGACTGAGGTGATGACGCAAGCCCCGGCTGGTGCGAGTGATCCCGTTGGTGGACCGACGCCGTAGTGCTTGCCCACCGCATCATTGCGAAGCTACTGATCGAAGACGGCAGGCTGGTGAAGTACAAGCAATTTACCAACGCCTGCCGTCTGGCCGGTAATCCCATGTCTACGGCGCGTACATTAGAGGACCAATGTGTCGATGAGTTCTACATCTGCTCTATCGGCGTAATCGACCCGGCGTTGGTGCGCGAAATGACCCGGCTCGTTGCCACCCCCGTCACGGTCGGCGGTTCGATCCATACGATGGAGCAAGTGGATACACTCATCAAAGACTGCGGCGCGGATAAAGTCGTTATCTTACACCGCAAACTAGGCGAGGCCGTCGCCAACAAATATGGTCAACAAGCCGTGGTCCACCCTATTGACTATCACACCTTGTGTGTAGAAAATGTGCCTGACTACGCGGGTGAAGTTATGCTGACTGATATTGACAGAGACGGCATGGGTAAGGGCTTGGACTTGGACGTATTGAAGCGCCAGTGGGATGTGCCGGTTGTGCTGGCGGGAGGCTGCGGCAAACTGGATCACGTTAAGCAGGCGTTCGATGCCGGTGCAAACGCGGTCGCCATTAGCACCATGTTTATCTTCAGCGATAAGAGCCCCATCAAGTTGCGCTCATGGCTGGTATCCGAGGGCTGCAATGTGAGGAACGTATGATCGCCTCCCTACCCTTCCACAAGTACGTCTGGGTTGACTCCAGCTTCATTCGCACCGGCGGATCAGGCTTTGAGCCAGCCGTATGGTTTGGCCTCGTCAGCCAGTACGGCAGGGCCTGGGGCCTGAATGTAATGCTGGAGTGCGGCGCGGTTTACCGTAGCCTCCCGCCTCATGCGATTGCGTTCTGCAAAGAGCCAGCACCCTGGACAATCAAAGACTCTCAGATGTGGGACTGCTACGCCAATTTTATGCTTGTTGAGTACGCCTATTTGCGCGAGATGCGGGTTAAGACAAAGCACCACAACGGCACATATCTATTCACCGCCGCGTTCACTGATGACGGGTTCACTCGAGAGCCAGAGCAAGGCAAGGAGTTCAGCTTCATCGAGTTGGACAATGGACGCCTGACGATACAACCCACGAACAGGACGCTGTTCGAGGACAAGTCATTCACGGTGGACGGCGGCGCACCAAAAGATTTGGTCACGCAAACCGAAGTCTGGTCCTGCGAATGACCCCCGCCAAGTTCATCTGTCTATCAAGCCACCCTGAGAATGTCCGGTGGGACATGGGGTGCGGGCGCGAGTGGTCCGGCTCTGCGGGCCGGGGGTGTCCGTTCTGCGGCGCATTGTATGTGAGGGAAGTGAAATGACTTTATGGCCGTATCATTCGGAAGACGAAATCAGCGCAGTGGCTGATGTGCTTCGCTCTGGTAAGACGAACTATTGGTCGGGTCCAAACGGGCAAGCGTTTGAATCTGAGTTCGCCCAATACACCGGAGCGAAGCACGCCCTGGCCGTAACCAACGGCACGACGGCCCTTGAGCTTGCTCTGCACGGGCTTGAGCTATCCCCCGGCGCGGAAGTGATTGTGCCCTGCCGCACGTTCATGGCGACGGCCAGTGCGGTCATTACGGCTGGCTGCAAGCCCGTGTTGGCCGACATTGACGCTACGCTCAACGTGACTGTCGAGACATTGGAAGCGCGGCGTACCTACAACACTGAAGCGGTGATCGTTGTTCATTACGCCGGTCTGCCGTGCGATATGGAGGCGATTAGAGACTGGGCAGGTAAAAACACAATCTACGTGATTGAAGACTGCGCCCATGCACATGGGACGCGGATTAACGGGCAGCACGTTGGCACGTTTGGTGATGCGGGGTGTTTCTCGTTCTGCGTCGGCAAAACCATGTCGCTCGGTGGTGAGGGTGGGATGGTGATTACCAACGACGACGATACGCATCGCCGTATGGGCGCACGCCGCGATCATGGCCGTTATCAGATGGTCGGCTCTAAGGACATGACCCAGTTTCAATGGACGGTTGAAAACTTCGGCACCAATTTACGTATGACCGAGATGCAGTCTGCCATTGGCCGGATTCAACTGACCAAGCTGGATGGCTGGGTCAATCGGCGCAATCAGATCGCTCGTGCGTATGACGATATTCTTGGCGGTATCCGGACGCCCACGGGCATGATGCACGGTCGGTATATGTATATGGCTTACGTTGAAGACCGCGACCGCAAGATGATTGAGTTGCAGAACATGGGTGTGGCTGCGCGGCTGGGCGGTTGCCCCAACATTGGCCGCGAGGCGGCTTTTGCAGGCCACGCCCATGCTTGTCCCGTGGCTGACGATCTTGGTCAGCGCACGTTGTCTCTGCCGGTGTACCCGACACTTACGGATGATGATGTCTCGGCAATTTTAGACTCAGTAGAGGCCGTATGCGGTTAGACGACCAATGCCTTCAGCTTTATCGTTCCGCCCACAATATGTGGAAGGACCACGATCTGAAGATGGCTGAACGCTTCTACCAGCGTATCCGCGCTGAACATGGCTGTGAGCTTTATTACGAAGTCGTGCTGCCCAAAAACGTGATGCTGGTGCACCCCATCGGCACGGTTCTGGGCCGCGCCACGTATGGGGACTATCTGTGCGTCTATCAGAACGTGGGTGTTGGCTCTGACATCGACGGCAACCAGCCCGTACTCGGCAAGGGCGTTGTTCTGTTCCCCGGCGCGAAGGTGCTGGGCAATACGCGGATTGGCAACAACGTATTCATCACCGCCAACACGGTGGTGCAGAATATGGAGATACCTGACAACTCTGTGGTGTTCCCATTCTTAGAACGGCAGAAGAAATCGGATCACAAGACGCGCTCTGTTTGCGGTTGGAAGCCAACCAAGCGGTCTGTGATCCACGACATATTCAAGGTGAAACATGCCTAAGCACGTAAAGAAGCTGCGGATTAACATTACGATCACGCGTGATTTGCTCAAGCGTATTGATGATGTTGCAACGCCTTACGAACGCAGCCGGTTCATTAATGAAGCGTGCGTTGAGAAACTGGACCGCGAGAAGATCAAAAAATGAGCGTCCTGTATCTCATCACGGCCCGTGGCGGCTCTAAGGGCGTGCCGGGCAAGAACCTGAAGAAGATCGGCGGGCACTCGCTGATTGCCTGGAAGGCCCACGCCGCCAAGCAAGTTATCTCCGACGAAGACCGGCTGGTGATTTCCACCGATTGCCCAATCATTAAGATGGAAGCCAGAATCAATCAAGTTGATGTGCCGTTTACACGCCCTGCGGAACTGGCGACCGATACGGCCTCAAGCTCAGATGTGATTAAGCACGCTCTGGCTTCGCTTGATACGCAGCATGATACGGTTGTGCTGCTGGAGCCGAGCGCGCCGTTTACAACGCCGGACCATCTGGTGACGGCGCTGACCATGAAGCAATCCAAGAACGCGCATTTGATTGTCGGCATGAAGCACACTGAGCCGCACACGACGTTTGTTGCGGAACAGCCCGACGATGATTTCGTAACGCCCATTGTTGTGAAGATGGACCGCGTTGGCCGTAACTTGCGCCGCCAAGACCTGCGGCAAGAATGGACAATGAACGGCGCGTTGTATGTGTTCGACACCGCCATGTTCAAGAAGACCGGCAGCATCTACGGCGGTGCGCGGAACTATGGGCTGCTGATGGACCGCTGGCACAGCATTGAGATTGACTCGACGCACGACCTTGAGATGGCCGAGTACGCTTATGACCGGGAGTACGTGCATTGGTAGTCATCATCGCAGAAGCCGGGATCAACCACTGCGGCTCGTTAGACCGCGCCTTGAAGATGGTTGAAGCGGCTGCGGACGCTGGCGCGGACATTGTTAAGTTTCAGTCTTTCACGGCTGACAACTTGGGCTACGACGAGAAGCTGACGGCGTTTCTAAGAAACGTGCAGCTTTCCAAGGACGATCACTGGAAGCTGAAGGTGAAGGCCGACAAGCTCGGCATTGAATTTATGTCCACGCCATTCAGCAATGAGTGGGTGGACTTCCTCGTTGAGCTTGGCGTGAAGCGGTTGAAGATTTCCTCCGGCAAGGTCAAAGAGAGGGCGTTTGTTAGGTACGCAAGAGCCACCGGGCTTCCGCTTATCGTCAGCAACGGTATGGCTGAAGAGCGTGAGTTTAGAAACGCCACCGGTTATTTGGACACGGTGTTGTATTGCGTTTCGCAATACCCGACGCCGCTTCATAAAATTGATCTCCGCAAACTTGTAAACCTTAAAGACTTCTTCCAAACCGTAGGCTTCTCCGACCACACGCAGGGCATTGCCGCGTCGGTCCTGGCTGCGGCTATGGGCGCGGAAGTGATTGAGAAGCACTTTACCCTGGACCGTAAGTTGGCTGGCCCCGACCAGATTTGCAGCCTTGAGCCGGATGAGTTTAAGCAGATGGTGGCGGAGATACGCCAGATATGAACCGTCCGATTAATCCAAATGATTTGCTTCAGCGCCGTTCCATTGTCAGGGACCGCACCGCTGTAAGCGAGATGCTGGACGGCAAGCGCGTGGTCATCACTGGCGCTGGTGGCTCAATCGGCTCTGAACTGGCGCGGCAGCTCAATCAATACATGCCGTTGGAGTTGGTGCTGGTCGATAACTGTGAATACAATTTGTATTCAATCTCTGAGCAGATTCCCACCGCCACGGCGATCTACGCCGACATTCGGGATAGCGAGGCTGTAAATATATTCATGTGCAGCAAGGTGGATCAGGTTGTGTTCCACGCTGCCGCGATGAAGCACGTTCCATTGGTTGAGGCTAATCATGGCGAGGCCATTAAGACCAACATCACCGGCACGAAGAATTTGATCGAGGCTTGCCAAGAACGCCGCGTCAGCAAGTTCGTTCTCATATCGACGGACAAGGCCGTTAATCCCACCAGCTTCATGGGCAAGACCAAGCGCAGGGCGGAAGTGATTTGCCGCGAAGCGGGACGGACAGTTGTCCGCTTTGGAAACGTCCTGGGTTCTTCCGGCTCGGTTGTTCCGTTGTTCGAGCGTCAGCTTATTAAAGGCGGGCCGCTTACGGTGACGCACAAAGACATGGAGCGGTACTTCATGTCGATTGATGAGGCGGTTGAGTTGGTGCTTCAGGCGGCGACGGGTGAACCGGCAACGTACATTCTGGACATGGGCCAGCCGGTGAAGATCATGGACTTGGCGCGGGACATAATCCGTCTGTCGGGCAAGATGCCTGATGATGAGATTAAGATTGAAGTCACCGGGCTACGCCCCGGCGAGAGGCTGACTGAAGAGTTGTTCTACGAAACGGAAGTCGTAACGCCGTCCGGCATGGACGGCATCTGGAGGGTTTCCAATGGGGCGTAGTGTATTAATTACTGGAAGTGCTGGACATCTAGGGATCGCGTTGCGCGAGGCGTTTGAAGCAAACGGTGATTTTGTCACTGGAATTGATTTGGAAAACGCAGAAGAAATATGTGATTTAGATGATCCTGATGATTGGCTTATGAGGGATTTCGGAAAACACGATATTATAATTTGCAACGCCAAATTAAAAAATTGGGAAGCGCATTATGAAATCTCTGCGCTAGCCACATCCTGCATTTGCAACATATCTTCTATCTACGGAGTATTAGGAAGTGACCCAAAAATCTACGAAGGCACCGAAGTAGAGCCAACGCCCGCGTGGTACGCCGCCAGCAAAGGCGCGCTCATCGCGCTCACGCGCTGGCAGGCGACCAATCTCGCGCCTGTCCGCAGTAACGCGGTTTGCCCTGGAGGAATTTTCAGGGACCATTCGGATAAATTTAGGGAGCGATACGAAGCCAGAGTACCGTTACGTAGGATGGCAACCGAGGACGACATCGTAGGCCCGGTGCTGTTCCTATGCAGTAATGCGGCCCGGTACATTACCGGCCAAGTACTGATGGTAGACGGAGGCTATAGTGCCCTTTAACGGTGTAACCGTTGTCAGCAATTCACGCGCCGAGGCAGGCCCGCTGGAGTCCGTTATCAAAGCCCTGCCTGGATGCTCGGTGACGAGGTTCAACTCTGATGGCATGTCGCCAGCCGTTGCTGTTGCCCAGGCCATTACTTTCTTCACGGTTATGTTCAAGGCCCAAGATACAAAACTAGTTGTTCTACTGGGGGACAGATATGAAACGCTTGCTGCTGCGATGGCGGCTATGTTCTCGGCTATACCCGTGGCCCATATCCACGGCGGGGAAACGACCGCTGGCGCGTTTGACGACGCCCTCCGTCATAGCATCAGTCATATGGCAACGCTTCACTTTGTGGCTACAGATGACTTTGCCGTAAAGCTGGCAACCATGGGCATTGACGCAAACGCCGTCACTGTCAGCGGTGCCCCCGGCCTGGACGGTATTGAGGGCAACAACGCAAAGCGCGATAGGAATGAGGTACTGGTCACATACCACCCCGAGACGCGCCTGTCTGACTACGGCGTGGCCCAATGCAGACAAATGCTACAGGCGTTAGCTCAGCACTACAGAAGCGGGTGCGATATTACTTTCTGTGGTGTGAATAACGACCCTGGCTCGGATGAGATTAAAGAGTTGATCGAGGATTTTTGTGGTCCTCGCTCGTTTGCTCGAATCGTTACTACCATGAACCACCGTGAGTACATTGAGAAGATGCAGCACGTTGCATTGGTTGTCGGCAACTCGTCGGCGGGCGTGATCGAAGCGCCGTGGGTGGGCGTGCCGTCGATTAACCTTGGCGACCGCCAGAAGGGCAGGCCGATGGCTTCGTCTGTCTATTCGTCAATGGACTGCATTGGTCAGGCCATCACGCATGATGACCCGTGGACACCGATCTATTGTGGTGGGGCGGCAAAGGTGATTGCCGCCGTGATTAAAGATTGGCGCGATGGCTTGTAGGCTCAACCAGTTAAACGCCAGGGTTCCCGTGGACTTAATTGACGAATTAGATAAATTTTGTGATAATGCTTGCGTTCACAAAAAGGAAATTGTTGAACTTGCGATTAGACGTTTTTTAGCTGTCGAAAAAGAAAAAGTTAAAAATGTTTTCAATCCCAAAAATTCATATTAACGACGCGATCCCAGACGGCCTTCTTGTCGGTTACGACACGTTGGGTAGTGTTGTCTGCTGCATCGAGTTTTATCCAAATTATGATTATTTATTTGGCGCTGATGAAGATCACGACACGGTTGCAGAATGGAACGTCTGCAAAGCTCATGCACGCCGTATTGCAATGATTGTCTCTTGGAAACACAACAATTACGTTTGTTCTGGAACAACATAATTCGGTGTCACCCCGCACCGAAGCGACCGAGAAGTTGCCATGATCTCGCTAATCTCCTTCTCGGTCGCACCTTTTTAGGAAAACGAGATGCTAAATATTCCGCCCGACGTTGAACGAGATGCGATGTTTGTGAAGGTCTACTTGCAGACCGGCGACGGCTTGGATGCGTGTAAACGTGCTGGCTTTATCATTAATGGCTACGATGACCGCACGGTAGCAGAGTACCTTCTGGATCGTTGCGACATTCAGGAAGCCATTAAGGTCGCTAAGGAATCTAAGGGCAGGAAGCCAGCATCTGTAGATATTACGCGGGAAAGCATTATCTCTGATCTGGATACGATCCATCAGTCGGCAATGTTTGATAAAGACTACACGCCCGCCATAGCGGCTAAGAAGCTGCAAGCGCAATTGATGGGCGTGTTGACCGAGAATGTTCAAGTCACGCATAAGATGGATGTGACCCGTATGACTGATGACCAGTTGATGAGACTGATTGCTTTGAAGTCAAAGCAAGAAGACCTGAATATGATTGACGTAACCCCGACTGGGTTGAGCAAGATTAGCGGTCCCTCAAGAACCAACGGTTAGGAAAATTATTATGGCAGCAAAATCAAAAGTAAACGCTGCGGGCAATTACACTAAGCCCGGTGTGCGTAAGCAGTTATTCAACAGCATCAAAGCGCGTGCCGTTCAGGGCACAGGGGCTGGGCAATGGAGCGCCCGCAAGGCACAGCTTCTTGCTAAGTCTTACAAGGCAAAAGGCGGGGGCTATAAAGACTAGCTATGAAAAAACCACAACTGTCTCTCAAGAATTGGACTAAGCAAGATTGGTCTACCAAGTCTGGCAAACGGTCGTCGGACACGGGTGAGCGTTATTTGCCGAAGGCAGCGATTAAGGCGTTGTCTCCGCAAGAGTACGCCGCAACGACACGGGCCAAACGGAAGGGTAAGGCTGAAGGTAAGCAGTTTGTAGCACAGCCTTCAAAGATTGCTAAAAAAACGTCTGGCTATAGATAGTAAAATTAATTGTCCCTGCAAGAACCAACGCTTGACCAAGCGGCTGCGGAAGTAATACGCCGCCGTCAGGCTCGGGAAAACTTCTCAGACTTCATGACGTACATGCACGGCAAGCCACCGCCGCGTCATATGGAGTTTCTATGCAATAAGCTGCAAGACAAGATGACCCGCAAAGGCGACCGCTTGTTGGTGTGCTTTCCACCCGGCCACGGTAAAAGCACGGTGTCTTCGCTTTATTTCCCGGCGTTCTATTTATCGAAGAACCCGACGCACAACATCATCACGGTCAGCCATACTGAATCGTTCGCGGAACAGTGGGGCCGCAAGGTCCGCAACGTCATGTTGTCGGACGAGTACAAGATGCTGTTCCCAGAGATTGATGTGTCAGACGACAGCCGTTCTGCTGGCCGGTGGGACTTGAAGCAAGGCGGCTCTTACTACGCGACGGGCGTGGGCGGCACGGTGACGGGGCGAAGGGCCGACATGGTGATCTGCGACGATCTTTTGAAAGGCGTCGATGATGCTGAGTCTCAGCTTGTCAGAAACAATATGTGGGATTGGTGGGGTTCTGACTTATCAACTCGGTTGAAGCCTAGCGGCGTGATGGTGATTATCGGAACGCGCTGGCACCTAGACGACATCATTGGCCGGGTTATGGCTGCTGAGAAGCAGAAGGGCGGCGACAAGTGGGACAAGGTTATCCTGCCCGCACTGGCCAAGGAGAATGACCCACTAGGCCGTAAGCCTGGGGAAGCCCTGTGGCCGGAGTGGGAAAGCGCGACTGCCCTGGCCCGTAGACGGGCACAGCCGTCGATGACGGCGCGGCAATGGGAAAGTCTGTACCAGCAAAGCCCTGTTCTTGAGTCTGGTAACGTCATTAAGCGTGACTGGATCAAGATTTGGAACCAACGCGAACCGCCCAAGTGCGAATTTATTATTCAAAGCTGGGATACGGCCATTACGTCCAAGAACAAAAGCGCCTTCTCGGTTTGCCTGACGTTTGGGATATTCAAAGAAGACAAAACAGATTTGCCGTCGATTATCCTGCTATCGCGCTGGCGCGGGCGGGTGGATTACCCAGACCTGCGTAAGATGGCCCAACGGCTGGCAACCCATTATTTGGACGACAACCGGGAAGTGCCGATGATGGGCAATAAACGCAAACCGCCGGACATGATCCTGATTGAAGCCAAGGCAACGGGTGAGCCTTTGATTGCCGACCTAAACCGCGCCGGTATCTCTGCGACACGGTTTAACCCAAACAAGTACGGCGACAAGAACGCCCGTCTTTTGCTGACAACCGATATCTTTGAGAATGGGCGGTTCTACGTCCCCGGTCAGCCACCAAATTACACACTTTCGAGACGGTGGGCCGAGGAGTATGTAAACTCTCTAATGTCGTTTCCGGCTTCGGATTCCCGAGATGACGCCGATGCGACCAGCCAAGCTATTATTCGGATGAAGACCAGTGGCTGGATTAAGAATAGTCTTGATGCTATGGAAGAAGTTCCGTTCCGAGTAACGGAACGTGCAAATGGGGCACTTTACGGTTAGAGTGTCTCTCCTCTTTGTATTTTTAGGCAAGTCTGCATGGCCATAGATCGAGCGACTGCTTCTGTGCTTGGTTTAAATGATATTACCGGCGGAGAAGCCGGTGGCGAAGATGTGACTGTTCCTGAAGACGATCTTACGTTTGCCGATGGCGCGTCGATTACTCCCGAGGAGGACGGCGGCGAGACTATCGACTTCGCACCTGAAGACGAAGAAGAAGAGCCGATTGAGCATGACGACAATCTGGCTGAGTATATGGAGGAAAGTGACCTTCAAACCCTAGCCAATGATATTCTTGATTACGTCGATGAAGACCGCCAGTCCCGCGTTGACTGGGAGAGTATGCTGTCGCAGGGCCTGACGTATCTCGGCCTGAAGATTGAAGATCGGTCTATCCCGTTCAGCGGCGCGGCTGGTGTATTTGACCCCATCCTATTAGAGGCGGTAATCCGTTGGCACGCGACGGCCAGCGCCGAATTGATGCCCGCCAGCGGTCCCGTTAAGACCCAGATCATTGGCCAGCCGACGCCGGAAACAGAGGCCCAGGCTTCCCGCGTTAAAGAGTTCATGAATTACTACTTGATGGAGGGTGCGCCTGAGTGGGTTGAGCAGAACGATCAAATGTTGTTCTGGCTCCCCCTGGTTGGCTGCACTTTCAAGAAGACCTACCAAGACCCGATTCTAAACCGGGTCGTTAGCCCGTTTATTCTGCCCCAGGACTTCGTTGTTTCGTTCAGCACCGACGACTTGGACACCTGCCCTCGCGCTACGCACATCATCAATATGTCCCCCAAGGACATGAAGATGCGCCAAATCAGCGGTTTCTACCGCGATGTAGAGTTAAAAGAGCCTGATTATCTGGACGACAAAAGCTCGCCCTTGGATGACAAGTCTACCTATACCCAGGGGCTGACTAAGCCGACCGATTCCGATGAAGCGCCTTACGAAGTCTATGAGTGCCACGTTGACCTAGACTTGGTTGGCTTTGAGCATAAAGAGGCCGAGGGCGAGGACGAAGAGGAGCCGACCGAAACCGGCTTGCCGTTGCCCTACATCGTCACGGTTGAGACTGGTTCCAAGAAGGTTCTGTCGATCCGCCGGAACTGGAAAGAAGAAGACCAGACCTATTCCAAGATTCAATATTTTACACACTTTAAGTTTGTCCCTGGCTTGGGGTTCTACGGCATTGGCTATGCTCATATCCTGGGCAATACGGCCAAGGGCGCGACTTCTCTGCAAAGACAGATGATTGACGCTGCCACCCTGGAGATGTTTCCAGGGGGCCTGAAAGTGAAGGGAATGCGGGGTGACGATAACAACGTCATGATCGGTCCCTGCGAGTTCCGCGAACTTGATACCGGCGGGATGCCTATTCAACAGGCCATTATGACGATGCCCTACAAAGGGCCGTCGCCTGTGTCGATGGAGCTTTGGAAGGCCACCCGTGAAAACGGGATGCGTCTCGGCGGTATGACTGAAGTTGCGGTCGGTGAAGGCCGTCAGGACGCCCCGGTTGGCACTACCGTAGCTCTTATGGAAGCTGCTAACCGGGTGCAGTCTGCCACCATCAAAGCCGCCCATCGCGCCTACCGGCGCGAATTTAAGTTAATGGCTGCTCTATTCGGCCAGTTCCTGCCGGAAGAGCCTTACCCCTGGCCGGTGGCCGGTGGTCCCAACATGGTGATGCGGGCTGACTTCTCGGATCAAGTTGACGTTATTCCCGTCAGCGATCCCAACATTACGTCTTCTGCCCAGCGCATGATGCGCGCCGAAGCCCTGCTCCGGTTCGCTACCCAAGCCCCCCAACTGCACGACCAATATCAGGCTTACCGCCAGATGTACGTGGAAATGGGCATTGATGAGAAGCGGATTGCGGCTCTTCTGCCTCCCAAGACGGAAGCCAAGCCGCTTGACCCGCTGACTGAAAACCAGAACCTGCTGAACGGCAAGCCGGTCAAAGTCGGCGCGTACCAAGACCAAGATGCCCATATTGCGGCTCACACGGTTTTGATGCAGCAGAAGCCGGAATTGGTGACGGTCGCGGCGCACATTGCCGAGCATGAAGCCGCCAAGATGCGGGTTCAAGTTGAGCAGGTTCTTGGTCAGGCGCTCCCGCCCGAAGGTCAGCAGTTGCCGCCCGAAGTTGAAAACCAGATTGCTGTCTTGGTTGCCAAGGCGATGCAGCAGATTGCCAAGCCGCAGGGCGGCGAAGACCCCACTCCCGGTCAGATTGCTATGGAACAGCTTAAAGTCGAGGCCGCGAAGGTCCAGGCCAAGTTGCAAGAAATCCAAGCCAACACCAGCAGCAAGGCGTTTACCGAAACGCTCAAACTCAAATCCAGCCGCGAGGACCGCCTGACTCGTGAGCGCATTGCCATGTTGAACTACGAAAAAGACAGGCAGAAACAAATCGCCCAGCCAAAGAGCTTCGGCACAAGGAGTAAGTTCTAATGGATTCGATGCGTAGCAAAGCTCAGAAGATGATGCCGCACATTATGGCTCTGAATAAGAATCCAACGATGGGCATGAAGAACAACCGTCAGCCGAAGCCGGGTGTCAGTAATCTGACGGCCTACGCCCAGGGCGGTAGTGTGAAGAAGTATCCTAGTAAAGATTTTGGAGATTTTGGTCGGCTGCCTTCTGACAAAATGGATTTTGTTAAAGGCCGGACGCCTTCAAAGGTTTTTGATACTGATGCTTATATGAGTGGAAAAACAGCCGGGATGAATAGGCAGAGTAAAGCAAAAGAAGATAGCGCGTTAAATGCATACGCTAATCGTGGGAGAGATTACATCAAGGACAAACTTGATGATGCTGATGTTGCTATCTCAAAAAGGATTGGCCTTACAGAACGCGCTAAAAACAAAGAATCATTTAGAATGGGCCTTAAAGAAGAAGGCTACGCCAAGGGCGGTAAGGTGATGGCTAAGGGCGGTGCTGCCGACAAGAAGCAGGACAAGTCCATGCTGTCGCGCCACAACAAACTCATGCACCCCGGCCAGAAGTCCAAGCTGATGCACGGCGGGATGGTGAAGGGTTATGAAAAGGGTGGTGGACTCGTAACCAGAGGCGATAAAGCAAATATTAAGGCGCGTGCCGCTGAATATGCAAAAAAAACTGCTGAAATGCTTAAGGAAGCAAACAAACCCTTAAGCAAAGTTAAAGGCTTTCTTACTGATAATGTAGAAAAAATGAAAGAAGCCGTCAAATCTGTCGGAAGACCTGACTATCGAGACAGCCCATTAAAGAAAACAGTTCAATCCGCCGCAAATTTAGGAAAAGGCACTTTGAAATTGGGTAGGCTAGTTACCCCAGCCGGGGCTTTTTTAACAACCATGTCGCCTTCATCTTTAAACGAAGGCGAAGATGATCGTATGAGAAAAATTAACAAAGATTTTTCTGAAAAGCCTGAGTCACTAAGAGATTATAAAGGGCCTTCCACAGATATTAAAATTAATATGCCTAAACTTCCGTCTATTCCTGGAATGCAAACTGCTAAAAAGATGTCTCCTTTTGAGAAAGCATTTGACGCCGCTAGAAAAGAAAAGGGCGCTGGCAAAACGTTTACGTTCAACGATGAAAAGTTTTCTACTAATATAAAAGAAGAAGGCTACAAAAAAGGCGGCATGGTCAAAGCCAAGGGCGACAAAAAGAAAGTCATGGGCACCGTTGGCGAAGCCAAGGCCCTGATGAACGCCATGAAGAAAGTGCGCCGTCCTGCAACCCCGATGCCGGGAGCGCGTATGGCTGGCTTGGGCATGGCTCCTCCGATGGCTCCTCCAATGATGACCCCTCCGATGAAACACGGCGGCAAGGTCATGAAGAAGGCCGCTAACGGCGCTGCTAAACTTCGCAAGAAGTCACCGATGCCGAATAAGATCAAAATGATGTTTTACAAAAAGGGAGTTTGATATGTCGCGTCCTGTAAAAAACATTCGTCTAAAGCCGACCGCCGTAAAGAAAGGCAAAGGTAAGTAATGAGTGCAGACCTGCTGGCAAGGAAGGTCACGGCACGGTTAAGGGACATTCGGGAAGACAAGATAAACGCACTCCGAAGGTGTAAACCCCGCGCCCCTATGATTGTCGAGGGCGCGGCGGTTCCCGCAGCTACGGCTGAAGAAATCGCTTTTTTTGCAATCGACACCAACGCGACGATAGATGCGATCAACATGCTCATGTCGGTCGTAGAGGAAGAGTACAAGAAGCTAATCAACCCCGAAGAGCCGGGGACCGGCACAACCCAACAGGCAAGGATCAATTATGGCTAAGGTAACTGCACTTCCATATGTGGAAGAACACGAAGCTAAAGAAGCTCAGAAGATCGTTGATGACCAGTTCATTGAGCGTACAGGCAAGAAGTTCGGTTTTCGTCCAGCAGGGTATTACGTTGCGGTCAAGATTTACATCCGGCCCGATGAGTTGTCGGTCATTGATATGCCGGACGGTTCAAAGAAAACGCTTTGGACGGCCCCGATTATGCAGAAGCAAGATGCGCTTGAATCTTGTAGTGCGCTTGTCATCGCCATTGGTCCCGGCTGCTTTAAGAACCGTGACACTGGCGAAGGATGGGCCGATGGCCCTACATGCCGTGTAGGCGATTGGGTAGCAATTCCTCGCGCTTCCACATGGCTCACTAACTGGCGCGGCGTGGCAGTTGGCGTTCTACCGGATGACAAAATTATTGGAACGGTAGAAGACCCCGCCGACCTGTCCTCCGTCTACGTTCCACCCAAAGTATAGGCAAGCGACATGAACATTTTACCAATCCGATTGTATGCGGCGGAGGGCGCTGGTCAAACCAGTACACCCGAGCCGCAAACTTCTCAGAACCTGACCGGAGAAGAGGAGTTTAACGATGAAGAGATTGAGCTTTCAGAAGGCGGCGAAACGGAAGCCACTGAGGCTCCTGAAGAGGCTGAAGAAACTAAGAAAACCTTCAAGCGCCGTGGCCCGAAGCGTTACGCAACACTGACCCATGAGCGCGATGAAGCCCGTGGGTACGCAAATCAGCTTCAGGCCGAGCTTGAGCGTGAACGCCAGCGTGCATCTGAGTTTGAAGCTAAGGCTAATGAGGCTTCTAACGTAGCGATGCACAGCTACGCGGCCAAAGCTGAGTCTGACCTACGCGAAGCGCGTGCTTTCCACTCGTCGTCCATTGAAAGTGGCGATGCGGGTAAGATTACCGAGGCAGCAGAACGGCTGGCTTCTGCGAAATCGACAATGGATGACGTTGAGGCTTGGAAGAAGTCTCAAAAGACTGCCCCGGCAGCACAGCCTCGTCAGCAACAGGCTCAACAACAGCCTCAAAATATGCAAACTCCAGAAATTCCGTCCGAAATTAAGGGCTGGATGATGGAGAATCGTTATTTTGATGCGGTTCAACGAGACGGCAATGGCGATGTGGTGTTCGACCGCTCTGGCAAGCCGGTAGGGAACCCTGATTACGACGACGATATGCACATTGAAGCCACCATGTTTGCTACAAAACTGGAACGGCAGATTGCAGGTGGTCGTTTGGACTATAAGGTTTCCTCACCTGAGTATTTCCAAGCCGTTGAAGAGCATATGCGTCAACAGTTCCCTGATTATTTTGGCGAAGAAGAGCAGGAACAGCCTAAACAGCAGCCTAAACGGTCTTCTCCGGTAGCAGCGCCGAGCCGGTCGATGTCATCTGGTGGTCAAGTCACAAGTTCCACTAAATTTAAGCTAACGGGCGACCAAATTCGGTTTGTTAAGAAGATGGTTGATAATGGCGGTGGCCCAAAATACCCACAGGGCCATCCCAAGCAGTTTAATCCGATGACATTTGCTGATGCTAAGGTCAGTTACGCTCGTCGCCTTATGAATACAAACAAGACTTAAAGGAGACTCATCATGGGTCGCAAACCACGTAATTCCGAAACCCGCGAAAGCACAACCCGTACTGCGGAAAGCCGTTCCGCCATGCGGACAACGCATCAGTCACGTTTTTACATTCCGCCTGACGTTATTCCCAAGAACTCGACATATGCTTGGGTTGCCATCACGTTTGATAACGCTGGTACGCAGAATAAAGACAACTGGAACCAGAAGTACCGTGCTGGCTGGACCCCTGTGCCCCGTGATCGGCACCCTGAGTTGTTCCCGCCCGTGCCTAACATTGGTTTTGGTGCAGACAACAACACTTACATTGATGAAGGCGGTCTTATTCTTTGCGAAAAGCCCTCTGCTGACGTAAGAAGGGATAAGGCCACCCTTGAGGCTAGATCAAAGCAGTTGATGCAGGGCACATCATGGACACAAGCCGCTGGCTCTAATCCGTTTGCACAGACAATGCCGCGTTTTGATGAATCTAAGACTGAGTTTGGCCATAAGGCTGAATTTAAAGAGTAAGTTACGGGGTGGCTGGGGCTTAACGGCCCCGGCCCACCTTTCCCTTGCCGGAGTGTGTGATAAGGGCCAGTCCTGGCCACCCCACCATGAGATGGGCTTACAAATTGCTCAAATCATGGTAATCTAGGTCGTTAGATCGCTTCCGCAATAGCGGATTATCGACGCCAATCACGTATTTGGCCGGGTGCAAAAGGCACCCGTTATCGACGGCAGTTACGTTACCTGCTCCGGCCACTGGTAGTGGCAATCAGTAAAAAACCCAGGTTTTCGCGTCAATAATGGCGCATCTGAACGGAGTATATAACATGGCTTACGGAGCATCTGGCGGCGCTGGCCTCCAGCCGCTTAACAGCGGTAACGGTGTTACCTTCAATGGTATTACCAATCAGTACAACCTCCCGGCGACGGGCGGGCAGACGATCTTCCAGAACGATCCCGTGGCGCTTTCCACGGCTGGTGTCATCATTCGTGGCACGGCTGGTTCTGCGTTCACTGGCGTTTTCCAGGGTTGCAAATTCCAAGACACCTCTGGTGTCTGGCAGTTTACAAACTTCTTCAGCGGCGCAACGGCTTTCCTTTCGGGCAACGTCCCGGTGGCGATGGTCATTGATGATCCGATGGCGCAGTACACGATCACCGAAGGCGATGGCACGGGCGCTTCTGGCACCCCGCTCACCGCAGCGGCCCCCGGCCTGAACGCCAACTTCCTGTACACGGCTGGCAGCACCCGCACGGGCATCTCTGCCGTCACACTTAACAATTCAACTGCTAGCTCCGCTTCGGGCCTTAACATGCGGGTCGTCTCTCTTGACCCCCGCGTCAATAATGCCGTTGGCGCTTTTGCTAACTGGATTGTTCAAATCAACAATGGCCAGCGTTCTGCTGGAACACCGGGGCACGTTATTTAGCCCCGTAACGCTTTTGGCCTAGGAGCAAACATATGACCATTAATACCAGTTCAATCCAGCAGCTTCTCCGTCCCGGTTTGGCGGAAGTTTTTGGCGACTACCCGATGTATCCTGCGGAATACACGGACATCTTCACGACCCACACTTCGGATAAAGCAGTCGAAATCGAAGTCGAAATGAAGCTGCTTGGCCTCGCATCGACCAAGGGTGAAGGCGCACCTACGCAGTTCCAAGATATGGGACAGCGCGTTATCTCGACCTACTACCACCGCTACACCAGCGTTGGCTTCATCATCACCCGTCAGGCGATGAAGGATAACCTGTATGAGTCGCAGTTCCCGCTTCAGGCTCAGTCGCTCCGCAATTCGATGCTGCAAAGCAAAGAAGTCAACGGCGCTTCGGTTCTGAACAACGGCTTCTCTGCCTCGTTCCCCGGCGGTGACGGTCAACCTCTCTTCTCGACCGCGCATCCGATTGATTCGGGCACGTTTGCCAACACGCCGAGTGTGCAGGTGGACTTGAACGAAGCGTCTCTGCAAGACGCCATCATCACCATCGGGCAGTTCCGCGATCAGGCTGGCCTCATCACGATGACGAAGCCGACCAAGCTGGTCGTCCCGTCGCAGCTTCAGTTTACGGCTGACCGTATCCTGCACTCGCAGTTCCGCACCGGCACTGCGAACAACGACATCAATGCGATCTACAACATTGGTTCCGTGCCGCAGGGCTATCGCGTCAACCACTTCCTGACCGACACTAACGGCTGGTTCCTCATGACCGACGCGCCGAATGGTCTGAAGCACTACGTTCGTGAAGCTCTTGAAACTGATGTGTTCACTGACTTTACCAGCGACAACCTGCTGGCCAAGGCTATCGAGCGTTATTCGTTCGGTTGGTCTAACCCGCGTGGTGCGTTTGGTAGCTCGGGCGCTACCTAATAGCCCCGATGGCTAAATAGAGAATAGGGCCATCGTGCCGCAAAATGGTGCGGTGGCCCTTTTCACAACAAAACAGTGAGGCGTCGTTATGACAACTTTTTTTGATAGCGTTAAAATGGGGCGTGCGGTTTACAACCGCAATTCCGTCCCATCTACTGGATACGCAGAAGACGAAATCTATGGCGTCCCGCTGACCCAGACGCTTGTTTACCAACTCGGTACAGCTTCCACCTCTTTGGCCAGCGGCGTGTTTTATGCGTCGTCTGCCATTGCGGGTACGCTGACCGGCACAGGCGCGTTGGTTAGCAGCGGTGTTGCTACCTTCGACGTTCCGCGTTGTGTGGCTATTACAGCCTCCAGCAATATGTCCACGACGACATTTACCTTCCAAGGTACGGATGCGTATGGTGCGCCGCTTACTGCGTCTGTACTTGGCCCGTCCGGCAATACGTTCGGCAACACAGGTTCCTTTGTTCTCACGCTTTCGGCCTTTAAGACCGTCACCACCGCTTCAGCGAATGGTGCGGCCACTGGCCTGCTGGCGATTGGTAACTCGGATACCTATGGTCTGCCGTTCCGTCTTGTAAACGTGGGTGAGGCTATGGGTGCCTACATTAACGGTGGCTCGGCGTCGATTGCTCCGACCTACACCGCTGGTTTTGGCGCTACAGGCGTTGCTACCGCGACTACGGCTGATGTCCGTGGCACGGTTGCTTTGGCCACGGCGGTTCTGGCCAACGGCTCTAGGTTCATTACCTTCCAGTTCGTTACCCCGAATGACGGGACTGCGGCTGGCAGCGATACCAAAGAAAACAGCTATGGCGTCACGCCATATTCTGGCTAATGTTAAGCGCCGGGGTGTGGCCGTCATGCCCCGGCGTTCTTATTGACGGTAACTAGGCAAGGAAGTAACCCGTGACAGAATCACATCTAGCTCAAGCAGCGCCTACAGCGATCATGCACGCCCCGGCTCGTAAGGCGGTCAACATTATTGCTATGGGTTCGAGCCGCTCCGACTTCTTTCAGGCGCAGCTTATGGAAAGCCGCCCTGAAATTCTGCAAAACGCCGAAACGTGGTGCATTAACTATATGGGCGCACAGATTCGTTGCGACCGTATTATCCACGTTGACCCTGTTCATCCGTACTTGGGACACCCCGTTGTACGCGATATGTGCGAATACGCGCTGAAGGACAACACCCCGTTCTATACATCGTGGCCGCACCCTCGCTATTCCAACCATGTCGTTTACCCGTTTGCTCGGGTTATGGCTTCGTTTGGCGGCATCACTTATTTCAACACCAGTGTTTCGTATGCGATTGCGCTGGCCTTGGCTGACGGCTTTAACGAAATCGGCCTGTTTGGCTGCGACTTCTCGTACCCTGATGTGCATTTGGCTGAATCTGGCCGTGCG